ATCCTCTATGGCTTTTATCCTTTGTTTTATATACCAAAAGAATGTTGAATCATTATCCGATATATTCCATCTGAAATTGGGCACTTTAAGCCATGTTGGATTAGGGGCTGCTTCCTCAAAAGTGAATACAGCCCACTGGTCTGCAAAGAGTATTTGCCATATAGCTTTTAATTTTCTCATATCTTGCACCCTTTAGGTTTTACAATCGGTTTCCAATGTGTTATTTTCCATTCTTTGCAATTTCGTTTGAAGTATTCTAAATTATCTTCCGTCCATCCAAATGTACCCCAACTGGATGTTACATAGCCTGTGTAATTTTCACCGTCTAATTGGTACTCTATACGAAGAATACAATAAGAGTTGACTTCCGGCACATCTTCCGTATCATCTTTGCACTCGTGCCATTCGTTTGACTGAAATTCATTCCAACGCATTGCAATTTCCTCACAAAGTATATTTGAACTTTCTACATCGCCCAAATGGATTTCGGCTATTTGGAAATTCATCCCGTCCTCTATACAAAGTTCTGCATCCAATTCATCCGCACCAAACAAGCGTTTCCCTCGTGCTGGTAGGCAAATAAGTTTCAAGGTATCAGTGTCTAACTCACCTTTGGCGTATGCCCAATTCAATTTTATCTTAGTCATAGCTATTTCTCCTATTCTAATCTCATTATATTAAGTGTAACACCTTTTGCTTCCCACTTTGCAAGCAATTCATCCAGTGTTCCTTTCTTGTTTAACTTATCTCTATTGGCATAATCGGGACAATATGATTCATCTTTCGTTTCAACTGATTGCATAAAGCATACTCCATCCTTATGCCACCAACAATTTTGACAATATCCATGATTAGCCATATCCTTAATTTAAATATTGGTTACAAATCTTTCTGCTGCTGTTGCAACCATTTTACACCTTTCTTGAATCCCTCTATAAACGCATCGGAGCAAACCCGTTGTACTTCGGGCATACATACCCCTCTATTCCGTTTGATAGGACACGTGGCGCAAGCCCGGCTTTTCCCGTTGGCTTGCTTTGCTGCTGTTGTAATACCTTTCATATTGCTTCTGATTATAGTTTTGATAGCCATTGTTCGTAAACCCGTGTAGCCACTTGCGCCATCATAACAGGTGGAACACTCATGCCACAAATATAATGAGGGGAAAATCCGCAAAAATCATAGTCTTGTGGAAACGTGGATATATTACATACCTCAGAAGTGGATAGATAGACGGGGCTTTTAAAAGGTATGGTGCTATCTACATGGGCTGTCAAAGTATTGCAAACCTTATTTTCATATAGGTAATTTTGATTGAAAAAACCTCTTTTACCAGTCAGTTTAAGATAAGCTGCTGCCATATCTATATCACCTTCTTTTCTGTTATCAAACATTTCTTTCATGCGTTTGCCGTATGGCTTACCCTCATAGTCCGCAAATTCTCCGTAATAAATTTCCGGCTCGTTGAAGTCCATATTTATATGTGGCTCAACATTAAACAAGTCGGACACTTTCAAGAAATTCGCTCCTAAATCATGCCTGATACAAACAAAGAATACCCGGTTTCGCATTTGTGGGACACCCATCTTTGAGGCATCCAGCAAGAAATGTTGGCAATAATACCCAGCATTTTCAAAATCCTTGTAAATGCGCCTTACGTAGTCTATTGCATTGCCCATAAGTAAGCCTTTCACATTTTCCGCTATCACAACCTTTGGTTGCAGTGCCTTTGCCAAAGCTATGAAGTCGAAGAAAAGTGTATCAAGAACTTGTGCCGTTTGCCCCTCTCTGAACACTTTTTCTTTGCCCCAATCCTTTTCACGATTGCCGGATAAGGAGAAAGTGGAACATGGGGGTGAGCCGTCCAAAATATCCAAGCTGTAAAGTTCGGGCGGTAGCTCTCTCTCTCTCTCTCTCTCTCTTAGTGTCCTAATATCTTCTAAGAAGTTGAAGCGTGGTGCATGATTCGCCACGTACACCTGATTAACTTTAGGGTCTATTTCATTGCATCCTATTACATCAAATCCGGCTAATTTATAACCCATAGTTGAACCACCACCACACGCAAAGCATGAGAATACTTTGCCTTTATCTTTAGTGAAATTGGTTTTTGCCAATTCCCATTTATAAGGAAATTTGTGTTTACTCATTCTTGCTAATATTTACCCCAGCACCGAAAAGCGCAAAATCCCCTAATGCCGGGTCTGTAGGGAATATGCTTTTGAAATATTCTGTTATCTCTTTGGCTGTTACCATGTCGGGGCTTATCCGCTTTGTTATCCCCATTGCAATAGCCAGCTTGTGAACGTGCGTATCAAGTGGAATTATAAGCTGTGAGGGGCTTATGCGCTTCCATATACCCATATCTACAATGCCATCATTGCGCACCATCCAACGGAGAAACATACAAAGCCGCTTGCAAGCAGAACCTTTATCGTAATCAGGTATGCCATTGATACCGTTGAAATAGCCGGATAAGGCTTGTAACGGAGTTTTGCACGGGTCGGCTATAATCATATCCTCCATCCTGTTAAAGTCGTTGTACAGCCTATTCAAGCGTTCCCCAAGCCTATACAAATCATCGTATGAGAGGAAACGGTAAAACTTCCGGCTATCCTTGTAGTAGAAGTTGTATTGCTTGGTCATTACCCAACAATAAGGGTCTTTGCAAAAATCTTTATCCAACCAATCTGCCGCCTTAATGATAGCCTTACGATTCCCGAAAGAAAGCCAAGACGTAATGAAGCCGCTTATTTCGGCTCGTTTACCCATGTACTTTTTAGGGAATTGGATTGGGTCTGATTTTATAAATTCCGGGTTGTTATAAACTTTAGCCCAGTCTTTCAGTACCATTTGAATTGCATCCTTTTTGCTGATGCTTATTTGGAATGTGATAGCTGCCATTATAGTACCTCCCTATCTTTACACATAACAACATCGCCACAAATATAATCCCAACCAAAGATAGCATTGTGTTTATGCGCTATTTCCGTAGCTGTTTCGTTGGAATCTAAAACGTCTTTCCCATTATCATTGATTACGAGAATATCCCCATTGTGTAGGTTTATAATTTCAATGTAACCATCTACGAACTTTTGCAGTTCATCCAATTGGAAGTCCAGCCCGTTTTGAGGTTGGATTTCCAATTTACTTCCGTCTGTCTTTATCAGTGTTGCCATCTTATTTTGCCTCCTTTCTTGCCTTGTGAACGCCTTTAGTATAGTTACGTTCAACACGTCTAACGTCATTGTACTTTGCTTGCGCTGTAGATTCTATCATGTGGGGCTTTTCGTTTCCCACCCAATGAGCATCCGGGTGTTCCTGCTGTATTGCCGCTAAAATTGCATCTTTCAATATTCCCATATCCTTAAAGTCTTACTGGTTGATACACACACTTATTGGAACGAGTAATTATAAGTCGCCCCGTTGGGAAAGCCATCTTTAATGGCTTCTTTTATTTCTTTTGCGGATGGTACGCTGTTGCGCACTCCAAACTCAATCTTTCCCAAACGTCTGCCGTTATGGTCGAAAACGATGTAAGTATATTCATTCATAATTCCGAAATTTACTTGGTTACTACTGTTATAAACTGACACTTTGCCCAATACGTAAAATCATTGCTACTTATGTACTTCTGATTTTGGGCTTCAATAGCTTTAGCTTGCTTTTCGCTAATCTCTTTGCCTTGCAAATAATATTTTTTCATACGGTGTTGCATTGCGTAGGGGATTGCCCCCTACTGGTTATTACTTTCTTAAAATTTCGTCTAATAGTTCTTTGTCTAATTCCCAAAGGTTGTACCCTTTTGCTAATTTTCTTCTGAGGTATTCACGCTCTCCAATCATGGTTATTGCTTTTTCTCTAAGGTCTGACGCACTCCATTTTTCGGCTTGGTCTATGAGAAAATTTGAAAGACACTTTCTTTCTTCGTAAAGTTCACGCACTAACACCGTCTTTCGCTCTATCTCTTTTAGGGCGGTTGGATTCTTTACCCACAACTCGCAAAAAGTGTCTTTGTCAAGGTCTGTATTCATGTAGCATTCTTCTACTTCTTTGTACCCATCTTCTGTGAGTTTAAGCCCTGTTCTTTCTTCAAATTCTATTTTTAGCATGATTCTGAAATTTTAATGTTGCACATTCTTTGTTCGTAACTAATTTAATTACGATGCAAATATAGGCTATATATTTAATATAACAAAACTTTTGGATATATTTTCGGATATATTTTTGAAAATCCCTATATATCGGTCTTTCTCAATGAGTTTTTAGTGGATGTTTTATTTGTTTAAGATGAAATGGAATACTTGAAAGGATATATTTACTGCAAAATGGGATATATTTGCATCTTTTCTGAGGATATATTTCTATTGAGTGAAAAATATTATCACACTTGTGTTATTCAAACACATATTTATTATATTAAATACAGCAAATAAAAAACCACTTTTATGTCTTGTTTTTAAGCATAAACTACTAATAGGCAAGTAATTTACCGAGTAAAATATATGTGTTTATTGAACGCATATATGATTTTATTTCATATCTTTGCTCTGTAGAAGTTCAACTTACTAAATAACAAAAGCAACAATGAATAAGAAACTCTTTGAGAAAGTCAAAGGCTTGTGTAAAGACACTGGTCTTTCGGAGAAGTACCTTAAAGCGATAACCGAAAAAATGGGTGGCAGCATTGAGGATGATTCTACCGATGATGAGGCAATAGAAAGTACAGCAAATCTGATTGCGGAAGTGGCTAAGGAAAGTCAAGGTGAAGCAACCCGATGGGCGAACAAGAACAAAGAAACCAAGACCGAAGAAGAAAAGAAAGCCGAAGAGGAGAGGAAAAAGAAAGAAGAGGAAGAACGGCTGAAAGGTAAGGTGGCTTTGGATGAAGCGACTGAAAAGAGGTTAAAGGAAATGGAGGAAAAGATTGCTGGCTACGAAGCCAAAGAAAGCAAGGAAGCCCGTGCTAAGGAAGTAGTTAATGCTATGGAAAAGCACAAAATCCCGGCTTATCTCCGTGACCGTTTGGCAAAATCAATCTCCGATGATGAAGATATTGAGGATGCCGTTTCCGCTTACAAACAGGAGCTTATTACAAATGGGCTTGATGATGAACACTCAGGGGGTTCTAAGGCGGCAAGTGAAAAGCAAATTGATGAAGCTGCTGATAGCTTGCTGGAATCAATAACCGTAAAATAAAAGATGAAATGAAAAGAAAGACTGCTTCATTTACTGGGATGCGACCCATTTTCACGGGTTCGCCCTCTATCGTACAAGGCGGCTTTAATCTGGACGTGGAAAACCAACATTTCGCTGTTGGCGATACCGTGCCTGCCGGAACGCTTGCTATCAAGGATGAGGTGAAAAGGACGGTGCAAGTCATCAAGACTGCAAAAGTGGTGGAAGTGGATGCGGAAAATACCAAGAAAGTAAGCCTGTACGTGGATGAGTTCTACGAGCCTTGCTTTGCCGTTGGTGATTTGGTGCTGAAAGACGGTACAGCTGCTACAGCCATTGCCGATGTTCCCACAATTGAAAAGATTGAGCGCAACGGGAACAATTACGTTGTTGTTCTCTCTAAGGCTATTGCCGGGCTTGCAAAGGACGATGTGCTGGTAGAGGTTGTTTCAGACGGACAAGCTGCCGCAAAATCAAAGGAGCGTGGCACTTCCAACTCCGTACTGATTGCCGATGTGGAAGTAGGCGAGTTTGAAACCTCTGTAGATGTTTCTGCCGACACCATGCAATACGCAATGTACGAAAGACGAGTGCCGCCTATCCCTGCCGGGCAAAAGGACACTACGGGCGATTACTTGAAAGGGAATCCCCACGTGAAATTAACGAAATCACACTAACTAAAATTAGCGTAACGACATGAAATCTATTTTTTCAACATTCAAAGGGCTTCACAAGGACGGCAAACCAATTGACTTTTTGGCAACGTGGAAAAAGACTTTTGATAAGGCTTCCGAACGTGAAACAACCCTTTTTCAGAAGATGTATTGTGATAGCTGGTTTACTACCAACACACCCCAAATGTCATTGACTGCCGAGGCACTTGTAGGTAAGTACAACTTGCGTTTCATGGCTACATTGATTGGTGATGAATCACCTACACCTATGAGGCGTTCTGACGGCTTCGATGTGTGGACTAAGGAAATCCCCCGTGTGGGTCACAAGTTCCCCATGTACGCACGTGATTACCGTAAACTGATGGAGGTTTACGAAAATCCCCGTTTGAGTGAATCCGCTAAAGTGAAGCAAATTGAAAAGCTCCTTACCCACGACATGAAAGATGCTTATTTGGGCTGTAAGGACGTGATGGACTTTATCGCTCTGATGGCATTCTCTAATTGGGGTGTGGCTCAGTTCGTGCCGGAAATCAACAATCCGGGTGGACGTAAGTACGAGGTGGATTATCAAATGCCGGAAACAAACAAGCTGGTATCAGCTTTCTTGTGGAACTCTGCCAATACCAAAGCTGGCAAGTTGTCCCCCGTCCTGATGTTGTCGGCTATCTGTAGTGACCTGCGTAACCGTGGCATTGAGCCGGGCGAAATCCTTATGAGCCAAGACCTCTATTTTTGGCTGCGTATGGATGAAACGACCCGTTTGTTGGTGCATGGTAACGATAAAAAGGCTCAGACCGTAACAACGGCTCAGATGGCAGATTTGCTTACTGGTAATGAAATCCCCCCTGTAACGGTGATTACCCGTAAAATGGGTATGGATATGGACGGTAAGCGTAAATCGCTTGAACCGTGGAATCACAACTTTATCTGTATCAAGCCTGCCGGGGTTATCGGTGAAATTCAGCCCGCCATTGAAGATAGCGAGTTGATAGAGGAAGAAAACGTGGACTACATGAACGCTGGCGGTGGTATTCGTATCGCCAAGTGGCGTACCGGGGAATCCACTGGTCAAGTTGCAGCCGAATATACACAAGGCTCTGGACGTTTGTTACCTCTTATCACTGAAATTGGTGCTATCATCTGTTTACAGGTGCGTGGCTTTGAGGAAAAGGAAGTACCAGCCGATGCAAATGGAGTGGCACGTACCTATTGGACTAAATCCGAATTTGAGAGCGCAACAACTCTTGAAGTAGGCTAAACCTTTTGCTTATGGAACTGACAGTAAAGAAAGCGTTTATAGACAAAAACGACAAAGGCAAAATCTACAAGGTAGGTGAAACCTTGCATTCTGATGAGCTTAACCGGGTTAATGATTTGGTGGCAAGGGGACTTTGCGTGATTACGTCCGTAGGGAGCAACCTTTCAGAAAAGGTTACTTTCCAAGACAATGAATATGATTTGAATGTGGTAAAGAATGCTTTGGAATCCATCAATGCCCCCGTTGCCAAAAATGCCGGGGTTAAGGGTGTAACCAAAGTGATTGAAGCCCTTTCAGATGAGAGTGTAACGGCTTTGAAAGAAGCCCTTGAAAAATAGTAGTGATGGGAACTTTGACAAAATACAATGCGTTGGTGGGTGAGCTTGAACCTTATACCCCAAGCCGCCTTGCTTTGCAAAAGGCACTTGCTGATGTGAAGATAAGCGACTGGGATAGTGAGTACAATGCTGACACAGACCAACGCACGATAGCCATAGCCGCTATAAAGGTGCTAAAGCGGATGATTGTGCTTACCAATGACACGTTAGGTAAGTCCTCACAAGGCTACAGCGTGGAGAAGTTGGAGAAGCGCATTAAAGACCTTTGCAACGAGAACGGTTTAGACGTTTCGGATTTTGTCGAAGTTTCTTCCATTACGGACGGCTCTAATTTGTGGTGATATGGCACGGAATAACGGAACTTTCAGATACAGCACTTTGCCCCTTGAAGCAACGAGGGATGAAGCAACGGGATTTTACACGGACGATGATGCGCCCGTGTGGATGAAAGGCTGTGAGTGCCAAGTGGAGAAATTCATACCTGCCAAGCAACGATTGGGAACGGACGGGCAAATGTATTCATACACCTTTGACGTGTTTTTACCATCCTACTTTGAGGGTGATTTGAGTATAGGCGCACGTGTGGAAGTTACTTTGGAGCGTGGCGGTGTGGATGAGTTCACCATTTCGGGAATAGATGATACAAACCCTAAATACATAGAGATATGGGGATAATGCCGATGTTTGACAAAGGGGCTATTTTAAACCCCGTGGCTGCTTTCCAAAAGCAACTTGAATTAGCTTTCGTAACCTTGTTAAAATACATGGGCGAAAAGCTGGCTAAGTATGCTAAGGATAACCATAACTACCAAGACCAAACGGGCAATTTAACCAACTCTATAGGCTATGCCGTGGTGCAAAATAAGGAAATCGTTTACTATGGTGGGACAGACCAGCCCGGAGAGGGTGCGGAAGCCATGTTGGAGGTTGCAATGAAGTATGCCGCCACGCTGCCAAACACTTTTTCCCTCATTATAGTAGCCGGAATGAATTATGCTGCCTACGTGGAAGCCAAAGGGTACAATGTGATTCTACCTGCCGAACTGAAAGCCAAAAGCGAATTACCTGCTGAGATTAACAAGTTGGTGATGAAAGCCAATAAGAAAGCAATCGAATTATTCGGAAATGCAGCATGATAACGACTGAGGAAATAGCAACAAGGGTTTACGCCATGCTTCAAGCAAGCGAGGTGAAAAACTTTATTTCGGGTGTGATTGATTACGAGCGTAACGACTACACCAAAGAGGATGTGATAATTGTCCCTCATACGATAGACGGTGAAGCATCCGTGCGCTACGGTCAGATAAACGTGAATATTCATGTGCCGGATAAGGTGATAGCCAAAGGCAAGGGAAAAGCCGTTTACAGGGTACACTTTAAGAGGCTCATAGAGATAAGGGCAAAGGTGGTTGAGGTGTTGAAAAATCATTATGAAAGTGGAAAGGGCTATAACTGGAATATAGGTAGGTTTAATCCACCGATTAAGGAGAAAGACCAAAACGAGCATTTTGTTTCCCTTGCTTTGGAGCTTACAGTAAGAGAAAAGAGTATAAACCAATAAAAAATTAAGATTATGCCGATTTTAGCAACAATGGGGTTGAAAAAGATTTTTATTGCCCCCGCCATGACAGATGGAAGTATGCCCGCCAATGGTAATCAGTGGCTTGATTTGGGCGATGTATATCAGGACACGTGTTCGCTGAAAGACGATGACCCTGAAATTACGGAACACAAGTCGGAAACGTCAAGCAAACGTATCACGTTGGTAGGTGAAACACCGACTAACGTAGAATTGTCTTTGATGGACCCGGATTTGACACTTCTTGCCCGTTATTTTGGTGGTACTATTGCTGGTTCAGAAGGTAAGCGTAAATGGATAAGACCGAGAAAGTTGGAATACAAGGAATGGGGCTTGTGGATTCAGCCGGAAGAGGGTCTGTTCATCGGTTGCGCTAACGTGCGTGTTATCCCCAAATTCGAGATTACCTATTCTTCTAAGGGTATCTGCCTTGTTCCTATGACTATCAAATTCCAAAGTGAATTGGAAGCCGATGAGGGAATGGAAGACCCGACAAAGGCTTCGTAAAGATGTGTGTAGAACAAGTATGAGAAATAAGCCTCCTATCCCCGGATGGGGGGCTTTTTAACTTTTAAGATAAATGGAACAACTGAATAATGAACGTGAATTGACCCGTGAGGAACGCTTGGAAATCGAAGAAAAGGCGATACAGGCACTTGTGAACATGGGAGTGAAATTCAATGTACCGCTTAAAATTAACCCGGTAAAACCGCCCCGTTTCATCCGTTGGTGGAATAAGCATTTTCCGAACCATGTAAAGATGTGGCGTGACAAACGTATTCCCAAAGGCTGGGATGTGTCCGAAACAGAAGTACCCAATGCCGCTTTGCAAACTATGGAGCGTGTATATATGCGTCACTTCCATTTGAAGCCTCTTTATTTGGGTACGATGGATTGTTTGAGGCGGTTGTATCTGAATATAGAATACGATGAGGAAAAGGTACAAGCCGAACCCATACAGGAAAGCAAACGCCTTTTCAAGTATATTCCTCTGATGGCAGAGATTGCAGCCGTAGCCGTGCTTAACAATCCCGAGGTAGCTGACCCCTCTAAAGACAAGGAGGTGAAAGCCTTGAAAACGTTTTTCATGGAACACCTTACATCTACCCGGCTTGAAAAGCTGGCAGACGTGATAAGCCAAATGATGAATCCCGGGGGTTTTACGTCCTCTATTCGGTCAATACGGGAGATAGGAACGACCAATCCGAAGAAACTCAAAGCAAACCGAGTAGAGTAATCGGGCTAAATAGCCCGTGGGGTAATCGTGGGGAAATTATCAAGTCCTTTGGTTGGACTTACGATTATCTGCTTTGGGGAATCAGTTGGCTAAACGTACAAATCATGCTGACAGATGCGGCACGTGTGGAACAAGAGCCGGAGCAAACGGACGGAAACAAGGATGGAGGGAAGCCACCTGTACAGCTAAAGACAAAGGATGATATTAAGAATTATCTGAAAGGAATAATGTAATGGATAATATAAACGGAGCGTTGGCGTTCAAAGCCACCCTTGATATAAACGATTTCAACGTGTCGGCACAAGCGATGGAAAGGAGTATCAAACAAGTTTCATCCACAGCCGTATCGGAATCGTCTGTGATGGATAATTCCATTCAGAGCTTTGCGCAAAATGGGGCGAAATACATTGTTTCCTACCTCGTTGGGCAGGGTATGGGGACATTGCTTCAAAGTATCGTGCAAACACGTGGGCAGTTTCAACAGTTGGAAATTGCCTTTACAACCATGCTCAAAAGTGGTACGCAAGCAAAGGGCTTGATGGATAGGCTTATTGATACAGCCGCCAAAACTCCGTTTGACCTTTCGGGCATTGCGAGTAGTGCCAAACAGATGCTTGCTTACGGCTCAACCGTGGATAACGTGGTGGATGAGCTGATAATGCTTGGTAACGTGGCTTCGGGTGTGGGTGCGCCACTACAGGATATTGCTTACCTATATGGAACGCTACGGACACAAGGCAGGGCGTTTACCGTGGATATTAGGCAGTTTGCTGGGCGCGGTATTCCCATCTATGAGGAACTGGCTAAAGTGCTTGGTGTAACCAAAGATGAGGTTTCTAACCTTGTAACGGAGGGTAAGGTGGGCTTTGAGGAAGTAGAAAAGGCTTTCCAAAACATGACGGGTAAAGCCGGGACTTATTACAACCTCATGCAAGAACAAAGCAAGTCCCTAACGGGTATGATTTCCAATATGGGTGATGCGTGGGAACAATCGTTAAACAAGTTGGGTGCGGACAATCAAGATGTTTTTGCCGGAGCTATTGAAAGTGCTACCTATATGGCAGAGCATTTGGATGATATTTTGCGTATTCTGAAAGCCGTTGCTATAGGCTATGGAAGCGTGAAAGCCGCTATTGTGCTGAATACATTAGCCACAAAGGGATATACGGGCGTTGCCCTTTTGGATAACACAGCACGGCAAGCTAAGATTTCCTTAATGAAGCTGGAAGCCGTTGCTACCGGGCAGGTGGTAACTCAGACAAAAGCGATGATTGCAGCCCAAAACAGCCATGTCGCAGCATTGCAAGCACAACTGACGGTAGAGGAACACGCCAACATGGTAAAGCAGTTACGCATTGCTACCATTCAACAAATGCTAACCGTCCAACAAGCGGAATATCTTTCAAATTTGAACCTAACGGTTTCTTCTGCCAATTATGAGGCGGTGGCTCTGAGTGTTCTTACCGTTGAACAAAAGCAAGCCCTAAGCAAGTTGGATTTGTCGGCTAAAAGTGCCGTGTATCGTGCCGCTTTGGAAAATGAGGTTGCCGTTAAGACACAAAACAGTGCGGCTACCTTAAATGCCATGCGAACCGATGTAAAGGCAGCAGCCGTAAAAATGGAATCGGCACGGGCTGATGCACTGGCGGCAAAGGCGGCTGTAGAACGTGCCTATTTGGAAGTGTACAGGGCACAACAGACCGGAAACGCTGAAAAGATAGCCATTGCCACTAAGAAGATGGAGGCAGCGGAGGATAACGCAGCTATCGCACGGAAGACGGCTTTAGCCACCCAATCCGATTTTTACGCAAAGAAAAAATTACTTGAAGCTACAGCCACCAAGCAATCCACAGCCGCTTCCGTGGCAGATACTACGGCAAAGACAACACAAGGAGCAGTAACTTCCGTACTGACTGCAATCACGACAAAAGCAACGGTAGCGGTGAAAGCTCTTTGGGCTTCCATGATGAGCAATCCTATCGGCTGGGTACTGGGATTGATAGGCGCATTAGTCAGTGTTATTACTCTTTTTACGGGCAAACAAAAAGAAGCTACCACGGCAACGGGTGAATTTCAAGACACCACGAAAAAAGAAATTGATAATTTGAATTTACTTTTTTCCGTATTGCAAAATACGGAGAAAGGAACTCAAACACATAAAAATACGATTGAAAAAATCAATACCGTATGTAAACAATATAATAAAACATTGCTTGATGAAAACGCTACACTTGATTTACAGCGTCTTAAATATGAGGAATTGACTACAGCCATTCAGCAAACTACAGCCGAAAAAATCAAGGCTAAATATACCGAACAAGCTATGCAAGAACTGGTACAAAGCCAAACGGATGCACTTGATAAGCTGAAAGAAAGTGCCGAAGATGCAACCTACAAAGAAATTCAAGAAGTTATGGAAACCACCCCGGAGGGCGTAACCGTGATGATGAATAAGGTTATTGATGTGGCTTCAAGTTCTATTCGTGGAGCTTCGGGGGCTGTATGGGATGCAGTAGAATCTATGGCGGTAGAATCCGCAAACCAATTGAAAGGGCTAACAGGTCAAGCCTATACCGATGCGTTCAACAACTCATTGGATAGCATTGTTTCTGCCGTACAAAAGTCCACCGGGGCTACAGGCAAAGAAATGGATGCTTTCAAGGAGAATATAAAAACATATCTTGAAAGTGTCGCACAATCAGCAAAAAAGGCAGATGAAACTATAGGCAAGGTAGATAAGCAACTTGAAAAATTCTATGGCAAAAAAGATACGACTTCTGTAACAGAGAGTACCGACTATGTGGCAATGTCGTTTAACGAGCTGGATAAGAAAATAGGTGAAACTCAGAAAAGCATTGATACCCTCAATGCTAAAAAGGTAAAGGTGGAAGCCGATAATACCCAACTGAAAGAGTTGAAAGACTTGTTGGATAAATTGAATGGTGCTGTAAACACCAAGGCTATAAACCTTAACACGGAAAAGGGAATATCAGACCGTATCAAGCAGCTTAAAGAATTGCGTGAAGCTGCCATTATCGGTAGCTCTGACTATAAGAGTTATGATACGCAAATAAAGAAGTTAGAAGCCCGGTTGCCCAAGCATACCACGGGGGATAAAGCGGATAGTGCCGCCAAGCAACTACGTGAAAGGCAACTTGAAGCTGACCGCAAATTGGAGGCTGACCGTATTGCAGTCTTGGAAGAGGGCTACGAAAAACGCAAACGCACCCTTGCGCTCCAACACAAGGAGGCATTGGATAATATAGACAAAGAGGAAAAGGCTTTGGCTAAAGCCCGTAAGGATGCCGGAAAAGGTGGCTTATCCAAGTCTGAAAAGGACGGCTTCGATGAAAGGCGAACACTTGAAAACAAGAAATATGACCAAGCCCAAAACAAACTCTTTGACGGTGAAATAGAGTACAAGAAACAGCAATATGCCTTGTATTTCCGTTGGGTACGCAACATGGGCGAAGATGTAGCCAATACCCAATTTGCCACGCTCCTAAAAGGCGGTAAATCGTACAAGGAGTATGTGGAAAATGAAATCAAGGCTCTAAAGGATAAACAACAAGCCAGAACACTCACAGAGGGAGAAAGCAACCAACTTATTTCCCTTAATATGCAATACAATGAAATCACGGGGGCAAAGTCCGCTATGGATTCTTTCAAGGAGTCCGTATCTAAGACCATTCAGCAAGCCCAAACACTTGCCGAGAAGTTGGAAGCCATAGCCGATGCAAAAGAGAAGCTGGCTAATGGAAGTTCCGGGCTTGTGGGTGCTGACGAAAAAGCGGAAGCCACTTTGTTTGTTTCAGAAGAAGATAAGAAGTTACAGGAAGAAGTACAGCAAAAGATACTTTCCTCTTACAGAACCTTTGAGGAACAAAGAAATGACATCCAAAAGGAATACGCCTTGCTTCGTGCTGCCGCTCAAAAGACGGGCGACCAAGAACGGATTAACCAAGTAAACAAGTCGGAGGCAGAAGCGTTAAGCACCCTTACCGCCAATATGCTAAAGCAATCGGATAGTTGGAAGAAGTTATTTGGCGATTTGGATAGCCTTTCTGTAGCCGAAATAGATAAGTTGGTGGCTGATATTGAAACAAAGCTAAAAGATGCGGATTTGAAACTGAATCCCGTAGATTACCGTGCTTTGATTGATAGTTTGAACCAAGCAAAGGAAACGCTTATTTCAAAGAATCCCTTTAAGGCTTTAGGCACATTCTATGATGATTACATTGAAGCCAAAAAGAAGCTGGCAGAAGCCAAAGCGAAAGTTGCTGCCGGAAAGGGTACGGATGAGGATGTGAAAAACGCAGAGGCAGACATGAAGAAAGCCGCCAAAGGCGTAACCAAGTCCATTGAAACGATTACTGATACGGCTACCACGTGCGGCAATGCCATTGCATCCATGTTTTCCGATTTGGGACAGGATGATTTGGCAAGTGGCTTAGGCACTGCAATGGAGTTGTTCGGGCAGTTGGGCAATGCTGCCGCCTCTGTAGGTAAAATGATGAGCGGTGACATATTGGGAGGCATTACGGGTATGGTGAGTGCTGTTACTTCGGTAGTGGGCATATTCGCCAAATTGCACGATTCCAAGTATGAGAAGAAAATCCAAAATCTGCAAAAGGAAATAGATGCGCTGGAACAATCATACAGCCGTTTGGAACGAGCTTACAATAATACTTATTGGGTATTCAATGATAGCCAACGTGAAGCCTACGAAAAGAATATCCAACTGATTAACGACCAAATACGGGCTTTGGAACAAGAAGCCAATGTAGCAAAGAAGAATTGGGATTTTGCCCGTTACGCTCAACTTAATAAGGAGATTAAGGAACTCAACAAGCAGTTGAAGAATGCGGAAGAAAACGGGGATATGTTTTCTATCTATGAGGCTCAGAAAAAGAACCTCAAACAGCAACAAGAGGATTTGAGAAAGCAAATTCAAGCTGAAAATGATAAGAAGAAAACCGATAACGGAAAAATCCAACAGTGGAACGAGCAAATAGAATCCATTACCCAACAGATAGAGGATTTGGATAGGTCAATGATGGAAACGCTTGCCGGAACGGATGTGAAAACCGCCATTGATGAATTTGCCGATGCGTTGGTAGATGCTTATTGCAAAGGTGAGGATGCAGCGGAAGCATTGGGCGAAAAGACAAAAGAAGTCCTTAAAAAAGCGGTTGTGGAAGCGTTGAAACGTGAGTTTTTGGCAAAGGGAATCAATGATGCCGTTCTCTATTTGGGAGAATCCATGAAAGACGGGAAACTGACCGATGTAGAGAAGCGAGAATTTGAAAGGATGGTGAACGCTGCCGGGGATTTGTTCAATTCCGCATTGGAGGGTATTGGTGATTGGATTAAGGATGTGGAGGAAGAAACCGTACAGCAAGACCCCCTTACGGGTGCGGCTACTTCCATGAGTGAGGAAACGGGCGGTGTGATAGCCGGGCGGTTGAATGCCTTTGTCATAAACCAAAGCGACCAAACCTCTATTATGAGGCAGGCACTTGTTTACCAAGCCGAAATAGCCGCCAACACGAAGTTGAGTGCATCAGAGTTGACGGAGATTAAAAGCACTTTGAAGCGCATTGAAAATAAAGATAGTTCACTTTTATCACAAGGAATAGCATAGTTATGGAACTGGTACAACAACTTAAAGAGGATGGCAAGGCAAAGGGGCTTTGCCGGATGTGGCAAATGAAGCTAAGAACGGGGCTTGACTATGAGCAACTGATACAGCTTTACATTAAGGGCATAGATTTCTGTATATCGGAGAATTACCCCACGCTTGACTTTATACGGGAACACTTCAAAGGCAAATGCGAGGTTTACGGGGTGTTTGTGGATGATGAGGTTACGGATAAGGTGAATTTACCCGATGTGGTGCTGAATGGTGACTGCAAAGCTATGTTGGAGTATGACGGATATTCCGTTTCACGGGTATATGCACGGCATGATTCCCATAGTGCCGTAAACGTGTCGGACAATGCGATTGTTACCATAGACGCTTTCGATAGCTCATATCTGTATGTGGCGGTAGCTGGAACGGATGCAAAGGTGCTTGTGAATCTGTATGGCAATGCCAAAGCGGATATAAAGGGAGTGGGAATAGAAGTTAGACAAATGAATAAAAATACTTACTGATATGGATAAGAACATGATTTTACACCTGCCTTTCGATGACCCGGACGGTAGTATAGCTTACGACTTTTCACAGTACCGCAACGATGCCACCTTATCGGAGGGTGCGAATTTTTCCAAGAAATCCAAAGTGGGTAAATCTCTTGCTTTGAATGGTACGGGCGAATGTGAAACGGCTCGTTCCATACCCTTTAGCGGTAATTTCACACTTTGTTTTTGGGTGCTGCCTGTTTCTCAAAAGTTAGGCTGGGTGCTGAATATGCCCGGCATAGACAACTATAAAGAGCAATGGCTGGATGTAATGCCTGATGTCTGGATTTTCTTTGCTTTCGTTAAGTCCGGCAATATGTTTACCGTCTATGAGAACACGACCCGGATATTCAGTGAAATGTTGCCAAAGACACCAACGGGGCTTTCCATCAACGACCAATCACTCTTTGGGACGAAAGCCTTGCTGGACGAAGTGAAACTGTTTGACGTGGCGAAAGAACCCCGTGAAATATTTGAGTTGCAGAAAGATGCGGATGTGGAATATTTCATAGACGGAAAGAACTTCAAGGAGTTTGGGGTATTCGTTTCCAAAAGTGCCGGATTGGTTGGACGGTTGGAGCGTAAAGAAGCCTTGCAAGTGAACTGGGATAACTACCACGGCATTGTAAGGGATAAGAAGCGACCACGCTACAAGGAGCGCAACATTACGCTGGATTGCTTTATTGAGGCTTCGGGACGTGCCGCCTATGTGGAATGGGTAAACCTTTTCTTTTCCCAATTTGATGCAGAGGGAAACCATCGTTTGCGTGTGGACTATGACGGAAAGGCAAAGCCTTTGGTATATGAAGTGGAATTGCTGGATGAGGCAGACCCGGAAAAGAGCTGGGGACAATATAGCAATGATTTGATGGTGGGCACATTCCGCTTAAAACTGGTGGAAGATGAACCTGTGAAAAAGGTGCTTAGGTATATAGGTGCGACTGCAAACGGCAAGGCTACGATTACCGTTACTTCGTCCAAGTTGCTTAATATCTATTGGGGCGATGGTACGCACACTTACGATGTGTCCGGCAACGAACAAACGATAGAACACACTTACGTTACACCCGGTGAATACGAGATAATCGTTTCGGGCGTGATTGAAGACATTGAAAAATTTGAAACCAACGCTATTGTGATATGGGAACTCTTGAAATAATCAGGCGCAACGGTGAAAAGGTACGCTTGTTTTCCAAAGAGCCGTTTTGCACGCTGAAATCAGCCGCTCAAAACAGTTCCTTAATGGGGGATGATAACGTACAGCTTTCCATTGTTTCCTCTGAGTTGCTTAATTTAGGAAAAGGAGATAAAATCATAGTGGAGGGTGAAGAATACACCATCCGTACTAAGGTGAACCGTGAAATGCTTTCGGACAACCATTATGTGCATGATGCCACTTTCTACGGGGTGATGTATGAGCTTATGAAAAGCCTGTACCGAAACACCGATGCAAACGGGAAATCCAGCAAAAGCACGTTTGACCTCACTTATAATATCCGGGACTTTGTAAAGGTGCTTATCTACAACGTGAGCCGTGACTATCCGGGCTTATGGGCTTTCGATGAAGCTAATTGCCCGGACACAGAACCCCGTACCATTTCCTTTGCCCGTAACAACTGCCTACAAGTTTTGCAAATGCTTTGCAGTGACCGTGAATTTGATTTGGAATTTCTCATTACTCAAAAAGACGGGGTGCGTACCATCCACATAGGGAAGTTCGGTTCAAAGGTTGTGCCCCCGGGTGGCAACGCTTTCTTTGAGTGGGGCAAAGGCAACGGCTTGTACAAGCTCAAAGAGCAAAAGGTAGATGATAAAACCATTATTACGAGGCTTTGGGTGGAGGGTGGCACGACCAACATTCGGAGTGATTACAGGGACTATTCAGAACGCCTACAGCTTCCGTTTCCAGTGCGTTTAAACAAAAAGGAACACAAACTATGGGACGGCACAATAGTACCGCCTCAGAGCGAATATATAGGCATATCCGATGATAACAAGCGTTATTTGGAGGATGGCGATTTGAGGGATGCACTGGGCAGTGATGAGGATGCTGTGACGTATGATAATATTTTCCCGAAACGGACGGGTACGGTTACTGCTTTGGTGGCTGATGATATAAACAGCTTCATTGATGATACAATGGACTTTGACCTGAACGAGAAAGACGATAAGGGTACAAAGTATCTGATTAACGAGGTATCGGCAAAGATTACTTTCATTTCGGGTAAATTAGCCGGGCAACAATTTGAATTGGCGCAAAAGGGAGGGTACGACCATGCAACAAAAAGGTTTACGCTCATTCCATTTACGGACAACAGGGGGCTAACTATTCCTACCACTGAAAGCGAGGCTTACCGTATAACGGAGGGTGACACGTATAAGATTACGGATATTCACCTGCCTAAATCTTATGAAGATGATGCAGAGGAAGATTTATGGTATGCCGGATATAACGAGTTCAAGCCACGCACACAGGCACGGGCGCAATATCAGCTTACCTTTGAACGCTCCTATTTTTTGAACGCTTTGCCAAGCGATAGCGAAACAACCGTCTTTCATGTGGGTAACTATGTACCCGTGAAAGATGAGCGTTTCGGTATTGAAAAGAATATCCGCATCCAAAAGGTGACAAAGAACCTGCTTGTGGAGCATGACTATACACTGACCCTTTCGGACATTACAGCCATTTCCCCAATCACTCAAACGGTGGTGGATGTGGGACGGCACGAAACAATCATAGAAAACAATCGGCTTCGGGACTTGACTAAGGCACGGAGGGGCTGGCGCACAACAGAGGAATTGCGTACAATGGTATATGATACGGACGGTTATTTTGACCCCGAAAACATCAAACCTAATTCCATTGACACCAATATGCTTACGGTAGGGTCTAAGAGCCAACAGTTTGTTTTGATTGATGTGATACTGCAAGCCAACGTAAACGGAATATCCAATCGCTTTGATGCTTCTGCCGGGGTATTGGCTCACTTGACTATTGATGATGAGATAATCAAGCATTGGAACATGGCGGCTGGCTCATTCACTCTATCAAGCCCAAAGGGGTACTATGTGTTTGCCAAATGCTCCAAGAAAAGCACGGATGGAATTTGGTATGTGACACAGGAACAACTAAAGGTTGAGCCAACCGAAGACCCGAACAACTACTATTTCCAAGTGGGCATATTAGGGTCAGTGCATTCGGATGATGATTTTAGGGACTTTACCACTACCTACGGATTTACCCGAATCAACGGTAATACCATTACCACGGGTAAAATCATTACAAGCGATAAGGAGTGCTATTTGGATTTGGATGGCAACAAGTTCCGTATAGGTGATTCTTCAAGTTCTATTGATTGGAATGTAACGGCAAAACACCAATTAACCTTACACAACGTCCGTCTGCTTTCTGATAGTGGGGACACATCACATATTGGGGTGTTTCGTGGTACGTATAATCCAAAGTACGTGTACTATGCCGGGGATGAGGTGTCTTATACGGTGAATGGGGAAATGTGTACCTATAGATACACTAACCCCATGCCAAGCATGGGCAACCCGCCTACCAATTCCGTATATTGGTCAGTAGTGGCGAAAGGTTCTACTGGGGATAAGGGAGAAAGCGGTTTGTCTGTATTCTACACTTATAATGACAGCGAAACCAAGCCTGCCACCCCTACGGGGGACGGCTCTACGGGAGGTTGGCATAGAACTTCGTCCGAAAACGTGGTTTGGATGAGTATAAAGAACGCCAAGACCGATACGGAGGGTGCGTGGGGTATTCCTTTTCGTGTGCGTGGTGCTGATGGTACTTCAATCAATATCAAAGGTTCTAAGGACAATGTTTCACAACTGCCTACCGTTGGAAATTCAGAGGGCGATGCTTATCTAATCGGGGGCAACCTCTATATTTGGGATGGCACGAACTGGAAAGATGTTGGAGCTATCAAGGGAGAAGATGGAAAGAGTAGCTATCTTCACAAGAAGTATTCCGATGATGGCGGCAAAACGTTTACTGCTGGGAACGGTGAAACACCCGGAAGATGGTTGGGCTTGTACGTGGATATGATACCTACCGATAGCGACAAACCAAGTGCTTACAAGTGGAGTGACACGAAAGGACAAGACGGAACACCCGGTTTACCCGGTGAAGATGGGCGTACTCCTTACTTCCATATCAAGTATTCGGACAACGGGGGGATGTCGTTTACTGCAAACAATGGCGAAGAACCGGGCTACTACATAGGACAATACACCGACTATGTGCAGAAAGACAGTGACAACCCGATGGATTACACTTGGGCTTTGATTAAAGGAGAATCGGGTACGGGTGGAACGGATGCCGGAGCTGGCGAATACTACGAATACCGTTACGCTAAAAACGGCTCGACTTTAGTACCGCCCGATTTGGACGTTAATTCTTCCAACCCTGCCGGGTGGAGTACGGAAATGCCGAAAGTAGGAGCGTTGGAATATATTTGGTGTACAATGGCTAAGAAGTCCGGGCTTGCAGACCGTACCAAATTTCATTTGCCCATTGAAGCTAACGACACTTCAAGCATTGCCGATATTTCGGGTAACGGTTATAATGGCGTGCTGGGAGGTGGAACGGTTGTAAAAGACGGAACGAGATATGCCCTCAACCTGAGTGGTGGAATGGAGAGCCGTATTCCTTATGATTTACCCTTTGGGGAAAGTTTTACACTCTGTTTTTGGATGAAGTCAGACCAAAAACAAGTCAAGTGGATGTTGAACGGATATAACGGTAGGCACTATGTGGAAAAGAGTATTGCAATCACGCCTAATACGTGGTTTCACCTTGCATTCCGTTTTAATGACCGTACCGTTACGGCATTCAAAAACGGGGAGCAATTACATAGTGGCAGCGTTAATATCATGGCTGTTGGTTTTGCTATTTACGATGATGATGTATTCGGCTCTGCCGTGTATTTCGATGATATACGTTTGTTAATGGGGGCTTTACCCGTGAATGACATTACTTCCGTAATGAATGGCAAAGCGGACTTGATGATACAGAAATGGAGTACCCCTATCCGTGTAAATCCTTATGATGGTGAAGATGGAAAGCCGGGAACAAGTGTAACATTGGCTGATGTTGAATATGCACAAAGCACTTCTAACACTACAGCACCGACTACTGGATGGCAGACTACAGCACCGACATGGATTGACGGGCGGTATATTTGGAGTAGGACGAAAGTTTCTTATTCCGACAACACGACTACCTACACTAAGGCGGTTTGTATTACAGGCGGTAAAGGCTCTACAGGTAATAGTGGTATCGGTGTAAAGTCTATCATTGAACAATACTACCTATCCAGTTCGGCAACCTCATTACTTAATGGCTCATGGAGTACGACACGCCCAACGTGGAAAGACAAATGGTATATATGGACACGCTCGGTTATCACTTATACAAATGGAACGAGTGATACTACGGCTGCAATCTGTGTGACGGGAAGTAAAGGGGATAAAGGTGAAGATGGAAAGCCGGGTGATAAAGGGGAGAAAGGAGATAGTCCCGTACTTGTTTATAGGGGTATTTATGATTCTTCCAAGACTTATTACGGAAATAGCAAGCGGTTGGATGCTGTAAAATACAACAATCAATACTATATAGCCCGTATAGATGCTGGAACTTTCACCGGGTTAGTACCGACTAACACAGGCAAATGGAATACTTTTGGAGCGCAATTTGAAACTATTGCCACAAACTTGTTATTGGCAGAGGGGGCAAATATTGGAGATTGGTTTATTAAGGGCGGTAAGATTGTTTCCACTATGGGTAATGGTAACAGGGTAGAGTTGGATGCTTCAATGGCTCGTATTTATATTGAATCTTCAAGTGGTGGTGGTGATTATGCGCTCGTTGATTTTGGTGCAAAAATGACAATAGATGCCAACCGTGGAATCTTTGAAACAAGGGCTAAAAATGCACCATCTTATTCTAATGCGGTTTCCTATATGTCCCCAACGGGAATATTCTCAAATATGGCAGGTACGGACGGTATGCCAGCAAGTAGCGGATATACACACCGTGGGGCTATTGTTGGGCTTGGCTTTGCAAATGTTCCGGCAAGAGCATGGGCTGTAAATGAAGTAGATACAATCGTGGCAGGAGTTTATGGTCGGGCTTCTAATTCGGGGACTGCACCAGCCTTTGGCGGTTTCTTCTATGATTTATTTGCCGGAGGCTTGATTTTTGGTCGAAAGTGTATTACTGGAACGTCGAATAACACATGGTATTTGAATAGAGAAGATACCGTGGTTATAGGGTACACGTCTGCCGCATCAGTAGTGTATCTTCCAGCTTCTCCTAAAGAGGGACAGGTTATATTTGTAAAGCAGTGGTGGAGAGGCTATATGAGATTCAGACCAAGAAGCGGCTACCTAATCTATGATGATACTTCGGTAAATGACTACTACGATTTTGGGGAGGGTCAAGGTGGTATGTTTGTATATACCGTAGGATATATAGATGGAGTTAAAAAGCAAGCATGGTTAGTAAGTAGATGGAAATACTAAAAATATGGAAGAAAGAGTATTATACGGATATATGGATGGTGACTGCCTACAATGTATAGAAATAACCCCCATTCCTCAGAAAATCAGAAATGAGAAAACGGGGGAAATAATAACACGCATGGTATCGGTTATTGAACAGGTGGCTGAACTGCCAACTATATATAAGCCTGTGGATGCAATAGATGAAAGTAAACAAAACGCCGATAAAGAGGGTTATGTTGTGCGCATTGTACCATACGATGCAGGGGACAGGATTTCATTCAGATACATAGAAGTCCCCGATTTTCAAAAGGTGGCACATGAGATTGAACGCTTAAAGGAGGTATTGGCAGGTAGCGATTATAAGATAATCAAATGCTACGAAGCCGCTCTAATAGGTTCTGAAATGCCCTATGAGATAAAGGCTTTGCATAATGAAAGGCAGTTGTTGAGAGATAAAATCAATGAACTTGAAGCACGTTATGCCTCATTATATGGTGATACACTTTAATTATATCTGAAAATGTGTTCATTAAACACATTTATGATTATATTTGCAGTTAGAAAACTTGATTTAATTTACTCAGTGAATTATGGAAACAACGATGTATAGTCTGCGGATTCTTTCCAAAGGCAAGGTTACAGACCTTACCAATGGTTTTGCTTTGGGTGGTGTTCCGTTTACCGTCTTTGTCCGACCTAAAGAGGTTACGATGGAAACAAGCACGCTGCTTAAATGCAAGCTCATTTGCGATAAGGATTTTGGAATGTTCCCCGTACCTATCGGGGATTGGACGCCCGGAGCGATAACCGTAATATCCCCAAACGGTATCGACCTTTCGGAATATGATGTGTATTGGGGTGCTGGTGAAACTATTAAATAACTTATAGCTATGGGATTATTATTGGGAAGCGGAAACACGAAACCGCAATATCCTTACGACCAATGGTATGGGGTGCAAGGTGATTTCAATTCACAGGACTACAAGCTAAAGCGTGTGGGCAATTTGGATTTGCACCGTACATTACCCATCCAAGCAAAGCTGAAACGATTTGTGGAAAACCCGGACGGTTCGGTTAAGTATTACCTTAACCAAAATGACAGCCGTAAAAAGGATTCGGGTGCAACGGCTGTGATTGACAGCACGGATGGTAATGTAATGCTTGAAAAGCCGGAATATTACTTCAAGTTGGAGATAGAGGGGACGAAATGGATTCGTGCCTATTCCGAATATCCGTTGCCCGGCTTTATCAAGATGGAACGAAAGACGGTAAGCCCGTGGTATGCAACGGTGGATATTACCAACTCTGTAGCCGTATCGGGTTGCTGGCTTACTTGGAATGGCAATGAGATAGCGAGAGATGCCAACGGTTTTGTTGTCCTTAAATCGAATGCCGCACAATTCAGAGGCGGTTCGGGTGCTGGTGATGCCGCTAAGGATGGCACTTACAACTCCATGTTGGGTATGCCCCGTACTTCCATTTCAAAGGCAGGTGTTCGTCCTTTCTGCAAGAACGGTACACACCACGGAGCGTACAGGGTGTACAATGAAATTGCTTGGTTGCAACGTGTGGAATACGCTTCTTTGCATTGTCAAGACACTTACACCGAAACACTGACCGCTGACGGTTTTCATCAAGGCGGTTTGGGTAGCGGATGTGCTGTTGATGGTGGTCAGTGGAATACATGGGGCGGCTACAGACCGTTTGTCCCTTGCGGTGTTACTGCAACACTGGGAAACAACACGGGTAAGGTGTCCTACACTATCAAGGGGTGGACTGGGGGCGATAAGGTGGTGCAAGTAACCTCTTACCGTGGCTTGGAAACTCCTTATGAATATTTGTGGTTGCTTGCCGATGATGTGCTGGTTTGGCATAAGGCAGATGTATCTATTGCCTATGTGTGTGAAGACCCGACTAAGTTCACTTCTCACTCTGACGGCGCAACTACCGTACCAACCGGATATGAAGCTATTACTGAACTCCCAAGAACTGATGGATATGTGCTTTCTATGGCTCATTCCGCTAAGGGCTATTCCTTTGCCGAAAAGGTAGGTGGAGCAAGCAACAAAGGCTATTGCGACTACTTCTATACCTGTGTAGATGATTCAGGTTGGAGTACACCGGGATGGTATGGTGCCCTTTTGTCTGCGCATGCGCTTTCTGGTGCGAGTGCGGGTTTCGGTTCTCTGCATACGAATAATCTTTCCTCGAATGCGACTGCGAGCCTTGGGTTCCGCTTGTGCCGATTTTGACGGACTGCAAAATTCGGCTCACGGAGCAACGAAAAAAGCGTTAGATTGAAATATTGAAAAATTATAGGGTCGTGGCGGCTGGTGCCCTTTTGTCTGCGAATGCGAATAATGGTGCGAATGCGGGTTTCGGTTATCTGAATACGAATAATCGTTCCTCGAATGCGAATGCGAACAATGGGTTCCGCTTTTACCGTGGTTTCAACTTATAACTGTTGCTGCCACGTCCTTACCTCACAGGAACTATCGGCACGTCTGATAGTTGGTAAAATAATACGAATTAGAACGGTGTGAGTAAGAAATTGAAAACTCTGTTTTAGAACAACGGCACAATGGGCTTAGTACAAACAGAATATGGATTATGCTATACGGCTGATACAGGCTTTTATCAATACTCAGATTTTGATGATTGCGGTTTGTATATCGGTGATACAGGCACTCTATTTTGCTCGCAAGCAAAGAAGATAAAGAATGTCTATCACTTGATATATGAATGTTCTAACATCGTGCTGGCGCAATACAAAGCGCAAAAAGGAAAGGGTGAACGCTCAGAAATTACAAAGTTCAATGAGAACATTTTGGAGTATTTGGACGAACTATATTGGAGTTTACGCAACGAAACATATACACCCGGAGAGTATCGGATAAAAATCATATATGAGCCTAAAGAGAGGGTGATAATGATTGCCCCTTTCTATCCTGACAGAATTGTACACCACTGCATTATCAATGTGCTTGGGCGGTATTGGACTAATTTCTTCATTGCGAATACATACGCTTGCATCAAAGGCAGAGGTATTCATAAGTGTATGGAAGATGTGCATACGGCTTTGGTAACAGACAGGAAAGGAACAAAATTCTGCCTGAAAATTGATATTAAGAAGTTCTATGATAATATAGACCATTCGGCATTAAAGAAGATAATCAGATATGGCATTGCAGATGAGCAATTGCTAAGGCTGTTGGATAAGATAATAGATAGTAACGGTAAAGATAAAGGGTTGCCAATAGGCAATTTCACAAGCCAATACTTCGCTAATCTCTATTTGGCATACTTTGACCATTGGGTAAAAGAGGTGCTTTCAAAAATAGTTATGCAGCGTTTTGGTGTGAAATTCTACTTCTTCCGCTATATGGATGATATGGTAATATTGTGCGCTGACAAAGAGGCACTACATTTCATACTTGATATGATGGGGCTTTACTTGGGCGCAGAACTGAAAGTAGAGATAAAAGAAAATTGGCAGATATTCCCGGTTGATGCTCGTAGCATTGATTATGTGGGATTCAAGCAGAACCATTACGGTATATTGCTGAGAAAAGGCATATTGAAACGGTTTTACAGGAAATTCCACCGCACCATCAAGAAATACGAAATCAATGATGAAACTGATATTAAACACCTCTTCCCGTCTGAATATGGCTGGATAATCAGATGCTCAGAGGAACATAGTAAATTCATTTTTAATAACTGTTTGAATGATGGAATCAAGTGTTTTAACTACAGGATTGCTGGCTAAGACCAAGCCGGAAGTTATAGACAATCTTAACAACGGTCAAGGTACGTTCCTCTATAACCATAACATTAAAGAGGTCAAGGTTATTGCTGACAAAGAGGGCGGTATTGAAATTACCACTGATGCGGAACGTGCTACGGGCACGATGTTCCAATATGATAGCGTGAGGGTGGAATATCCAAAAACGGCTGATAATATTTTCAGTACGTTGCTTACTGCAAGATACCCGGCTAAGACAGAAAGCAAGTTGGTAAACGAATATCAGTCTGCCATGCTGGGCTTGCTTGCCGAAAGTGCGAAAGCCCCCTATGAGGACTTTTTGAAAGACCGTTTGGCTATCCGTGAAATGGTGGATGCCGATTGTGAAACCTATAACATACCGATGGACTTATGAACGAAGTAATGGACTTTGAGGAAAGCGAATCCTTAAATGAAGATATTTTCGATTGTGAATACACCTCAGTAGATGCCGTGATTAATGAGGTCACGGTGTTTACGGGGTGTAAGGAAAGACAGACAGAGAACGGAACGAGAACACTTATCGCCTATGGCGAGGGTATCGGTGCATCCGCTTTCTATACTGATAGTAAGAAGTTGAAAGATGTTGTTTTAGACCCGAAGCGCAAATATCCGTTCCGTGCCGTTATCAAAGTGGTACGTTATGGAACTATGTACGGGTTTAAGTTCTTTCCACCGAATACTCCAATCACGCAGGAGGATAGAGATAACTTTGAGTATTACAAGCGAAACAAGTATAAGAAAAACCGATGATGGAAGAAAGTTTGAAAGTGGCACAAGGCATAAGCGATTTTGGCTTTATGGTGATAGTGTGCGCTGTGTTCCTCTGTTTGGCGGCTGCACTTATGATAGCTTGTTTCAAGTGGTTCAAGTCTATCATTAACGGCATGATTAAAGGCAATCAGTCTATGGTAGCCGAACTTCTGACGGAAACCAAGAATCAGAATGATATGCTTACGGATATTGCGGAGGGGTTGCGCCCGGAAACACAGCTAAGGATAAAGAATACTTCGGGTATATACTTTGACCTTGCTATAGAAAGGGTGTGCCGGATTATTCGGAAAGTGAGAGAGGAAAACCACATAGCCGACCATGAGGCTACAAAGGCTAAGATACACACCTTGATAATGAACTTGCACGAAGATAGGAATAGTAGGTTTGACTACTATACCTATCGGGGAAAACGCTTATCCAGCTACACGTCCCCCGAATGGATTGAGTGGGTGGAGCAATGCGTATGGAGTGAGGTATATGCTGAAAGTGTGAATAACGGCAGGGCTTATACCAATGTACAGACGGTTTATGACCGTATAAAAATAGATTTTTACCATAAATTGAATCAAGAATGAAGATACTTATAGACAATGGGCATGGAGAAAATACACCGGGTAAACGCAGCCCGGATGGAACTTTCAGAGAGTATGCCTATACGAGAGAAATTGCGGATGAAGTCGTGCGTGAACTGGCTAAACGTGGCTATGTAGCGGAACGCATTGTTAAGGAGAACTTGGACGTGCCTTTGGCTGAACGTGCAAGGCGTGTGAACGAGGTTTGCGCTCGATATGGTGCTAATAACGTATTGCTTGTTTCCATCCACTGTAATGCTGCTGGGAATGGCGAATGGATGAATGCCCGTGGGTGGTCTGCCTATACCACTAAGGGCAAAACGAAAGCTGACGAACTGGCAAACAGAATGTATGATGCTGCCGCTTGCTTTATTACTGGGCAAAAGATTAGGCGTGACTATTCGGATGGCGACCCGGATTGGGAAGAAAATTTCTACATTCTTTCCAAAACGAAATGCCCGGCTGTACTGACGGAAAATTTCTTCATGGATAACAAGGATGATATTGCTTACCTTACATCTATGGAGGGGAAACAAAACATCGTGAACACCCACGTAGAGGGTATAATCCAATACATCAAAGAATATGAAAAATAAAGCGTTTTTGATAATAATCGCCCTCTGTGGGCTTTTGATGGCGGCTACCTTTGGGCTATGGGCTTATTGTTCCAAGTTGAAAGCGGAAAAGGAAAGGTTGGATGGCAACCAAACCGCCTTGTTGGAGAAAGTCGAATTTTACCAAACAGAATCCGGAAAATCTGCTGCCTCTGTACAGGCTTTGACTTTATCCAAGTCTGAAGTGGAAAAGCATTGTGCCGACTTGACGAATACTGTTAAGGAACTCAACTTGAAAGTAAATAGGTTGCAAGCGGCTTCCACGACTGCAACAAAAACGGAGGTGGAGGTACAAACCATAGTTAAGGATAGCATTATATACCGAGATACTTCCTATCTTAAAATCCAAGCGATACGATGGAAAGACCCGTGGATAAATGTTGATGGCTTAATTATGCCCGATAAGAAATTGGATTTACGCATACAATCTGTAGATACCCTATTCCAAGTAGTGCATAGAGTGCCTAAGCAATGGTTATTTTTCCGATGGGGAACAAAGGCTATTAGGCAAGAAATAGTAAGCAGTAACCCACATACTAAAGTGGTGTATTCGGAATACATAGAATTGAAGAAACGAAAAAAGAATAATTAGGTGTTAGTAATAGAGTAGAACTTTTGTTCTGAGCCGGGTTCGCTGTGAAGTGCGCCCGGTTTTTCTTTGCCCTTTGAAATTAAAGTCATATATTTGCAGTACCGATTCTGAAAATCGGTGTTGCATTGTACCCCTGTGTTCTTCCTATGGAGAAGCAGGGGTATTTACCAAAAATGCAAAAGTTCTACTATAGTTCTACAAAAAAATGAAATAACCTCGCAAATGGTTGATACTCAAAGTTGGGTTAGAAGTT